GTGGAGATTGTAAGATGAAGAATAAGATTGATTCACATATATCGGCCATCAACACACTCAGGTTCGGAGTTTTGGTTGCTGCCCCAGAAATGAAAAGAAGTAAACACAACATCAAAGAATTTCAACGAGATTCTCAACGCCCCCACAAAACATTTGGCCTCAAACATCGCGCCCTAACAACCGCCGCCCTTGCCCAACATTCTCTATCTAGAGCCCAAAAGGATGTGAGGGCTTTATATATTGCTTATGGCCTTGCAAGGGGTCGCATATATCAAGAGATAGAGGTTGATGCAAAGACAGAGCCTGATTGGAAATCGGTATTTATGGCTTTGGACTCTTGCAATCTTGTTATTGAGTCAGAGGGAGTTCTGTGGGATTTTGAATACTTCTCTCTTCGTAACAGTCATGACATAACATTTGGAGAATGGCAAAGAGGCGGTCCCCACCTTCCCGAAATGGTTGTGAGGTATATCGAGAGGGGAGAAGTTTTTGGCGATCCAGATGATGCTCTCTTTGAAGCTAAGATGATTAACGAGAGCGATGACCTCGAAAATCCGCTTGAAAGCATTGAATACGGCGATGGGGAGTATTTTGATCCGGATGATGTGGAGAAGAGGCGTGAGTTCATTGAGGGGATGGTGGGAGAAAATCAAACATTACCAGCCATGTCGATGGAGTTCAGACCGTGCCAATGTGGAAGTGGGAAATCATGGCAGGAATGTTGTGAGGGGGGCAAGGTGGCTGTAATTTGAGTGATCCAGTAAGGATCAGATCAAAAACGCATCTTGACTTTGTGCGAGGTCATGGTTGCTGTGTCTGTAACTATGATCTTTTTGAAGTCCCCGGAATAAGGAGTCATGCCCATCACTTGACCTTTGTTCAGCCTCGTGCTATGTCGCTGAAGACTGGTGATCAGTTCACTGTACCCCTGTGCAGGGAGCATCACTTTGATCTTCACTCTTTAGGCGACGAGGCATTATGGTGGGACCTACACGGACTAGACGCCCTCTCTTTAGCGGAGAGACTGTACTCAAGAAGTCGAGGCCGACATATGAGACGGCAGAGGATACCGAAAACGAAAGGAAAGTGATTAGGAGGGTCGCGGAGAAGCTGGGGTTATCAGCGGCAAAAGCCCCGAAGTTCTACCCATTTGATTACTCTCTAGTTAGCGGGAAGAAGATTGTTGGATTTTACGAGGTTAAATGCCGGAATTACCCCATCCATAAGATCGATCCTGTTAAGATTAGCGTTCATAAAGTTTGCCAAATAGTTCAGATGAGCCAACTATCTGGTGTTCCGGCTCACCTTGTTGTTGCTTGTGAAGACGGTATTTGGGACTGCGGGTTAATGCCCCACGTCGTTAAGACATTTGATGTGACAATGTGGGGTCGGAATGAACCCAGAGACTGGCAGGATACTGAGCCATGTTTCAGTATCCCAGTAAACAGGATGGTAAAAATAGAATGACAGATAACTTAAGCTTAAGCTATGAACTCAGAGACGGGGAGTTGATTATAACCCTTTTAGAAAATTATTACATGGGAACTAATGAGATTTCAGAGGTGTATATTCCGCTTAAGGAATTAAAAGAAGAGTTGGACAAGATTAAATGAAGAAAGTTAATAAGAAACTCCGCAACAAAACTATTAATAATCTTGGTAGGATCATTGAGGAAATCTGGGGGTCTCGCTGCTATGAGGCTGAATTTGGCTGTCCATGCTGTGCTGCTTGGGCAGTGTTTGACAATGCTGTCCATCTGACTGACTTGTCTTATTTTGAAGATGAGGAGAAATGAGGCATGTCCTATTGTAGGTTGTCTTCAGATAATTTCTGGTGTGATGTATATTGCTATGAGGATGTTAATGGTGGATTTACAACGCATGTGGCAAGTAGAAGAAAAATCAGAAAGACAAAATCTCCAAATTACATGACTTCGGAAGCTATTGCAGACAAAGAAAACTTTACAAAAATAATGGACACATGGAGAAAAGAATTTGACTCTATACCATATGAGGATATTGGTCTTTCAAGGGATGGCTACACATTCTATGATGACACTAGAGAGGGAATGATAGAAACTCTTGCTTCCCTGAAGAAAGAGGGATATGTTGTACCAGACTGGGTCTTTAATAGCATTCAAGAAGAGATTGATGAAGATGCTGGCAAATGAGAGAAAGAGGTTCCTTGCGGATTTAGAGCATGATGCTTCGCCTATTTCATCTCTTGTTTATGCCGAGATGGTAAAGTTATCCGCTTGGAGGATAAAACATCAGCCGGGGTCTATTGAGATGGCAATGATATCTTGTCATGAGGATGCTTTGCTTAATCTATATAGGAGAAGTAAAGATGTCACTGATAAAACCTGACTCAAAGTTTGACTGGGACTGTTGGTGCGGGGTTGGGCTTTCAATGGGTTTCGATAACATATGGGCAGTCATCATCTGGTACTCAGCTTGGGCTATAGCGTGGGCAACGATAAGGAAGGCAGAGGGGGATATTTGACCACTCATTTTGAGGCCATCAAGGTCAGTCAGAACAAAGAGAAAAACTATATAACGTTCTCTGTTCACCCTGATGATGTTGATAATCTCATAGAGTTCTACAAAGACAGAGTGGGGTCAAGATACATGGTTGCAGTGGCAGCTATCGGGGATAACGAAGAGGTTGTTCCGGTGATGGACAAAACAGAGGGTCAGAAAGCATATCAGTCATTTTCTTCTCTTTGTAGGAATGAGAAGTTCCAGACTTGGTTGCATGAAGGTGGTTTTTCTGCGGGAGTTTCTGAAGAAGAAGCTGTTAAGGGGGTGAAGAATTATATTTCAGTCGACAGTAGATCGGAACTATTAGACAACACTGAAGCAAGGCGGAGATTTGTAGGTTTAAGAAACGTTTTCTGGGAAAGTTTAAAAAGGAGATGAGAGAATGAGCAGTGAGATGGGCAGGAGGTTGAGGAGCAATTTAGTTAAATTTATAGCCTCCTTAAACGGGGGTTATGGCCCTATTGTTGATCTTTGTCCAGACATTGAAGACGGAAGCTGTGGAACACAGAGATGCAATATTGCCAGAAATATCCTGAGAGACATCGAAGCAGAGATTGAGGTTCAGGTTGCCGCTAGAGTTGCAGAAAGAAATGAAGCGGTTGCTGAGTTGGCTAAGCAGAATGCAGAACTTGTTGCCAAGCTTGAGAAGTGGAAAGTGACAGAGAAAAACAAGAGAAAAATAAGGACAACAACAACTTACTCTGATTTTGCAAGGAATGATAGTTTTAGATGGTTTGATAGTTGGTAACCCACAAGAACTTTAACCGACCACAGAACTGGGTAAACAGGGCTGATCTAGCTAAGCAGATAGGGGTCAAGGTGAGTTCTATTCGGTACTTAATGAAGAAACATCCGTCCTTCCCAAGGCCAAGATATCTAACGCCCCGTATGTTGGTTTGGCACCTTGAGGAAGTTGAAGACTGGATTAAGGAAAGGAAAAAGAGAGATGAATGAGTGGAGCTTTATAGTTGCTGTGATGGCTGTTGTTGGCAGCCTTATGCTTGCTGATAGGTATCTTGATAGGATACTTCCGGAAACCCAAAGGGTGAATGTGGAGAAGAAGCAGGATCGTCTTATTGTTCCGCGAGATTTGGGAACAAGGTGATGGATTTCTTCAGGAATTACTCCTATGTGGAGATTTTTATTCTTGCGGGGTTTTCTGCTTTCATAATTCATGTTGCAGAATTCTCTGCTAATGCAATGGATGAGGCAGTTAAGAGGATTGAAATGAGAGAACCTATCGCTTGTCACAACCCTCACTCCCCAAAGGTGCCAATGTGAAGATCGGAATATTAAGCGATCTCCATCTTGAGTTTGGGGGTCCAACAAAAATGCCAAATAATGATGCAGATATATATATCATTGCTGGCGATATCCATCCTAACGACAACAAAAGAGAAAAATATATCAAGAGGTTAGAGGAAGATGGTAAGCCAGTCTTTCATATTATGGGCAATCATGACCATTGGTATAGTCAGTTTCCTTCTCCTAACGAAACAATTCGATCCGCTTATCTGGGTGGGGATAATGGTGGGGTTAGTATTGCTGGCGCAACTCTCTGGACTGATATGTCTGGCCCCTTAGATTGGCTTGATTATGTTGAGTATCTAAATGATGCTGTGAGAATGAAGGGGGCAGATCAGGATTCTATGCAGGAAACTCACAAGGTTCACAGGGAGTTTCTCTTTAACTCTGGGGCCGATATTATTGTTAGTCATCATGCTCCTTCATACATGTCTGTTTCTAGTAGATTCAGAGGCGATGCCGCCAACAAGTTTTTCTGTACTGAATTTCATGAACGCATTATGAATATGGATAATCCGCCTAAACTGTGGATACATGGACATATCCATGAGAAAAAAGATTATATGATCGGAGATACCAGAGTGATATGTAACCCATGGGGATACGGAATGTATGAAGTACATGAAAGAGGTTTAATTGTGATTGAGGTTTGATTGGCAATCTCAAGATCAGAACAGCTTAAAGAACTTTTACCGGGCTTGAATGAGCTTTTTGGAAATAAAATGACAGGGGTTCCATATAGCATTCTTCCTTATTCGAAAAGGGGCTATTTCCATAAAAAGAGCAGAATAATGCCGTTAGAATATTACATACTTGATGAAAACAAAGAACTTATTCCTGCCACCTCTTCAGAGTGGGCTGTTTGGTTTGAAGATTTTGACAATCGTCGCGTGAATGAGACCTTTTTTGAAGAAAAGGAAATCAGAGTCTCAACAGTTTGTTTGGGTATGGATCATTCTTGGGGACACGGTGGCCCAACGTTTTTTGAAACGATGATCTTTGGTGATGGTTTTGAGGGTGATAATGAATATCAAACCAGATGCGGAACTTGGGAAGAAGCGGAAGTAATGCATAAAGCAGCCTGTGAGGTGGTTAGCTTTAAACTATATGGTCATAAACATGAGGGGTGATTATGCGGGATTTTAGATATTGTGATATTTGGAAGATACCGACTTTAATTTCATTGATTGCTTTTGCTGTTAGTTTTTGGGGAGCAATATGGCTTCCAAGTAATTTGATTTTTGTAAAAATAATGTTTTCATTGTTCCCTGTTTTGGTTTTAACAGTAATTTTATTAGCATATTTTGAAGACGACAAGAGGAGAATTTTTGGTGAGAAAAGACAGCCTTCAGATACTGACTGATAAAAGAACCGCATGTGATGTTCTTGAGCAGATGAGGAAGATGGACCAGACTAAGAATTATTCTGGTCTTCTTGCGGCAATTGAAGAGCTTCAGGAATACTACAATCTTATGGAGGCGGGCCTGTGGGATTCGAAGAGAGCTGCTGCTACGTGTCATAGCGATATCTTGAGGGAGAAAAGTTTTTCAGCCATGAAGAAGCTGGAAAAAAGATGGCCTTATCTTAAGAGGTGCAGGAAAGATGCCAAGAAAAATAAAAGTTGACCGACGTGGATTTATGGGCCTTATGGGAGGTGCTGCGGTTGCTGGTAAGGGTGCCCTTAAGAGCGCAGCAACAAAGGTGGCGGGAATTGGGGTTCCGGGTTTGTATCCGCCAACTAAAAGTCCTGATCTGAGGGGCGAATCATATGAAGTTGCCGAAGAACATCGACTAGAATATGTAAAAAAATTGGCTGGGGTTCTTCCAAGATGGAAAGAGAGAGAATTCGAAAGATGGTCCAAGAATGTCTACACCATTGATCCAGACATATATGCATTGAAATCGATGTCTTTAACACGAATGGTACAGGCTCAGAGAAAGAGAAACTTTGAGAACATGAAGAAAGATTTCTTCAATGAACCGATTTTTGCGGATGAAAGGAAGAAGTTCCTTAGCAAAATAAGTCTTGGCTGGCTGTGAATATAAAGATCAAATGCCCCGAATGTGACAAAAGGTTTGAGCGACTTCTTGATGTCGATCAGCATTTTGCCGAGAAACATCCAGTAACTGCAATGTACAAGGATAAACCTTATAGGGGCAAACTTGTCGGGAAAAAGCTTGTAGAGCTAGTTGCTGAGCTTAGGGAGCGTGAAGGCCATATGTGTTTCTTTTGTGGGCACTTTGTGCCCATGAACTCCCGCAATGATTTGTGCCGTCCTACTGTCGAGCATTTGTTAAGTCGTTCCCACGGTGGAACCAACCATTCAACTAACACAGTTCTGGCTCACAAAGTCTGCAATAAGATTGCCGGTAACCTCTCAATCAGAGATAAGGTTCTCCTAAGAGACGCTCTCCGACGTAATCCTCCTAAAGAAGTTCTATGTTATTGTAGTGGCTTCTTTAACAGATTGAGGTTGTGGTTTGATGGTAGTGAATACAGGAATGGCAGCAAGCCCTAGTGCTTTGGTAGTTATTGTCTTTTTTGCGGGGCTTTACTGGTGGCTCTTCTGCTCTTAATCACTTTCTCCACCTGACCTTCGAGTATATCTGGACAATAAGCCAGACAAGGCCAGCTACTGGAAGTAGAAGTGCTGCGACCTCAGAGACGTTGGTAAGAAGGGGCAGCCATGCGGGGCTTAAGATAGCTCCACTGGCTATAAAGGCATTCGCTTTGTCCATGGTGCTCATCGTGCCTCTTACTGGAAAAGAACTTCGTTCGTTGCATTAGTTATCACTCTCATCAGGTCCATTTTCTGCTTTTTATACTTTGATAGTAATGACCTTTTCTGCGTGGCATTCATGTTAGGGTCAGCCCTTACTTTGTTTATCTGTTTGTTTATTTGGGAGAGCTGTCTAGATGTTCTATCTATTCTCTTCCTAAGCATTAATTTACCACGATTTTCTTCGATGAGCTTTTGAGCTTCTTGAACTCTACCTCTGGTTGTTAACTCCTTAATGGTCATATGCAGTTCGGTTATTTCTTCTTTCATCTCATAGAAGTCTTCAGCAAACCGAGTTCCCCGCTCATCATCTGCCCTAACAAACCTGCTAAGCCCTGCAATCTGCCCCATCCAAGCTTGCCCACCGATAACAGAAGCATCCCCAAATAGTCCTGCTGGTTTGGACGGAACAGTACCAGTCATCTGTATTACAGAATCAGCAAAGGCTAGAAGCATCATAGACATGCTGCCTCCGTAGCCTTGGGCTAAATGCTCTAACATCAGAGGGCTGGTTCCTGTGGCCTCGCCCACCATTTTCGCAACATCGGTTGTTGAAGGCGTTGACCTCAAACCGGGAGCTAGGCGGCGAGCAGCTTGATTTTCAATCGGTCTTCCCAAGAACATATCAAAGTTAGTTAGAGCCTCAATGATGGGCTTTGCTGCCTGCGGAATGGGATTAAGTTGGAAGGTGTTGGCTAGGATAGAGATAGTTCCTTTACCAAGATCGTCCGTCTCTCCTGTCCTCATTGCGTCAAGAGCCAGAACAGGCATTGCTCCAAAAGCAGCACCAATCTCGAATGAACGCGGGAGATAGAAGGTTTTGTCCCCAACATAGAATATGTCATAGTTGAGCTTTCTATCTAGCCGTTCTTCATCCCACCTGTCATCAAGTTGAGATATTCCATATATGGCACTATGAATACCAGCCAATAGAAGACCTTTAGTCATAAGGCCATGGGCAACCCCCAGAGTGTTGCCTGACTTCTCATTTTCCATCAAGCGATACAAGCCTTGAATACGGGCATTCAAAAACGGGATCATAGGAATGAGGTTCATCAACACCATGGGGATACCGGTACCGCCAGACCCTCGACGAGAATAGTTGATGATATTCATACCCTGATAATCAGCTTCAAGTTTAGGCGTCCCAGCCTCCTGTAAATAGGTAGACACCGCTAAACGTTGAGCAAGCTCTGTAGCCTCGCCTATCTTGGTTAAGCCGTCCCACATCCCGCTGAGGCCATCAAAGAAGGCTCTGGAAGCCCCACCAGCGTACTCCCCCCTACGACGGGCCTCTTTACGCATTCCACGTTTCATCTTCTTAGAGAACGCCGAGAGATCACTGAGAGCACCCCTGTTCACATTACCAACATCAAATCCCCCCATACCGGTATTGGCTTTGAATGCCATCACTTCATCTGTACCTCTGTAAACGTCTGACAAATATCCCAGTGTCTTGATGAATGACCTAACGGGTGGAATTTTATGCTTTACATAAGCATCAATATGCCCCCTCCATAGGTTGGCGAGCATGAATGCGGGGCTGTGAGTGATACCTTGTCGGAGAATAGCTGCTGGCTTGGAAAGCAGATTGATAAAACTACTAACTTGAGTTTTGTTCATTGAGGTGATGGCAACCCAAAGATCGTTGTCTTTGATCTTGTATTTAATCTCTTCATTGCCCCTCCGGAAGGTCATAATAGACCCGCCCTTCTCATCCGCTGATCTCCTTACCTTAGACCCATATAGGTCACGTGTTCCAGCCTGATCATTGAGGGCATCGAGGGTAGTTGCGACTTGTTTGAGCGCTCTATTAGATAGAGACGCCCTAACAATACCCTCGATGTTTTTTCTTATCATGTCGATGGGATCATTGTCTAAAGGCTGATCGCCACCAAGCAATTCAATCGAGAACGGATTTGGATTGTTCAAAGACTGTAGAAATTTGTTAGACCAAGTCGCTCCAATATATGCCTGATTTTCTACATCAACCTCCAGTTTTCTGTAGAAGGGAATGTAATCAAAGTTAAGTAGTTCGTCAGCTTTCTCTCTACTTATTACTTCACTCTCTACTGCGAAGTCAATAATATTACTGTTTAGCTTCTGGTACTTCTCAAATGCTCTTTCAAACTTCTGCGGAGCTGCTGCTAGAACTTCATTGATCTTCTCGTTGCTGATCTTGAATAGCTTTGCCCCAGCATTATTCTCTCGATGAGATTTTTCTCTTCTAGCAATGCCATATATCTGGAAGAGCTGGTCTTCAGTGATCTGACGTCCATTGAACTCGTGGGCGGTTTGAGGGTTTATTTCCTCAAAGACCTCAGCCAGAGAGGGGGCGTCTTCATCGATAGTGATATTGCCCTCCTCGTCATACTTAAGGCCACCCTTCTCAATGATTGCCTGAATGCGACCAGCCATTTGCGTGGCAAGCTCAAGCATCTTTCCCGCTGAGTCCTTGGCCATCGGGATGCCGGAGTTGCCTAAAGCAGCCTGCAATGCGCGGTCTTCTTTAAAGGCCCCCATCTGTTTGTGGGCAATGTTTCTAACCATCACATTACTGAGAGCCTGCCGACCCTCTTTAGTTGTGAGGTCCATCTGTGGGTCAAGATCGTCAGCTCCAATCAAGCCCCGCATCAATCTATTAATAGAGCCCCTAAATCCAAGCTCACCCTCTGGCGCAAGCGCCCGCGCAGCTACCTCAGCGATGGGTCCAGCATCATAATCCGGAAGCCTATAGCCACTTAGCCTATTTAGGGGGGCTTGACTGAATATTCTCTTGGATTGTTTTTCTGGATCAAGGGCGATCCACTTACCATCTGGATACGCAACTCCATCAAAACCTGCCCCACCAATCTCTTCTTTCGTTGTCTCCTGTCCAGCGGCAGCAAGGAAGGGGTTCTTAATCGAGAGATACTCTCCCCCAATGTCTAAGGGGAGCCCATTACCATCAACAACCTGAGAACCCTCAAACCATTCAGTAAATTCTTTTATGTCAGTTCCAGTTCTTATGGCATAACCCGAGAATCTTGCGTCGGCTGCGGTGCCGGGATCAAATTGATTGAAGATTGACTTGATTTGATGCGGATAAAACGCCACAATCTCATCTGCCTGACGATCCATCGTCTGGGCGATAACTCCATCATATCCCAATTCTTTTAGGAGCTTTGTTGCAGCTTTAACACTGATATTTCTCTTCTGGTTGAAATCATCGTATTCAAACTTGGGGTCAGGGGCAGTATTTTGGACAAGTTCAACCGCCCTGTCAGATTTTTCAGGATGTCTCCTCCTGACAAGGGACATAAGGTTTGCCGCGTCTAAGTTACTTACAATAAAGGGATTTTTTATAGACAGCATTGTCGGGATGATCCGGTTTTGCTCCGCAAATGCACCACCAACCTCCGGTGAGTCATAGGGGGTAGCATAAGAAGACGCTGTTGTAGGACTTGGGGTGAAATAATGACCCTCCCCATACCATCCATAATCAATCTTCCTATCTGGACTGACCTCAAACTGGTCAAATTCTTGCCCTTTTGTGCCATGAAACATGACAAGAGGATCGCCATCAGGAGTAATGACGTAGCTACCGTCAAACCATTTAATGAACTCTATCCAGTTTTCTTGCGGAGGTTTTGTTCTTGTGATAACTGGCTCAATGAAGACCCCGTCTATAAGAAAGCCCTTACGCTCTCTGCTTTTCTCATCTCCAAAGGTATCCGGCCTATCGGCCTCTAAGTCCTCTATTGAGTCTTGGGCAATAGCCTGCCCGATAGCAGCGTCAGCATAATCTTGCTCAGTGTTTGCAGTGTTGTAGTAGTCATCAATGATTGCGTCGTATTCTGCCTGAGATAGAACATTGCCCTCTTCATCGAGAGCGTCTCCGGTATTCGGATCAAACCTGACACCAGAAAATCTAGTGCCAGCTCCAGCAATTGCAGGACTGCGGGCACCTACCTGACCACTCTCAATAAGGCCAAATACCTCACCAGCTCTCTGGTCTTGTGAGATTGGAAGTAGCTTCCTGAAGAAATCAAGTATCTTCCTGAAGACGTTTCTTTGTGCGGGGCGAGCCTTAAATCTTTCTGGACGCCTTCCGTATTCTTCGAATAAAGCCGCAACCGCTTCTTCATCTATAAGAGTCTGATAATTATCTCTTCCTCTGTATGTGTCTTTGTATTGAAGCTCCGCACCATCCATAAAGGATAAATCTTTGTAACCCTGCATGGGCATTCTGCGAGCCGCTTCAACCAGTTGACCCCATTCCTTGGTTGAGATAAGGTTCATCATCTTCATAGCATGTAGGGCCTCATGCTTTGCAGTAGAGATGATGGTATCAATAGCTTCCTTGTCGCCCACAGCAGCAGGCATTTCAGTAGCAAGACGCATCATCACCCCAAGATTGGGATCAGTATATGTTTCACCCCGAGCTACAATATTTGCTCGCCTGTCTTGAATGAAGCTTTGAAACTTGACCTTAACCTTATCGTCTAGGTTAAAGTCTGCCAGCAACTTATTAACTTTACCGACTATTTCCCTTGACTCATCGATAGATTTTGCGGGGGCAAGATCAATATCCGGCCCGATCTCATCTTGAAGGGTACGGCGGTATCTGATTGCCTCTTCCATCGTGGGGAAGGTTTGATCAACGGTTTCGCTAAGCTTGTTCCCAAAGGCATCAAAACTTTCTTCAACAACCGCAAACCCAAACTCCCCTTCTGAAGCCTGTTCAATCTCAAACTCTCTATCTGGCTTCTTCTTTCTGAGATCATTAACAAGAACCTCAGCCTGTTCTCTAGACATGGGCTTACCACGTTTCTTGCCTGTCTTGAGATCAATGATCCTGAAGGTTGGCTCCGCACCTTTCTTATAAATCTCCTTGGCATGAAAAACCTTACCAGCAGTGTCTGGGTGGAGAAGCTGTTTCTTTATTGTCTCTTCATTAAAGTTCGTTGGTTCCTCAAAGGAAAAATCTCTACCTTTGATGGCCACGCTCTTATTGATATTCTTCTGGGATGTCCTGCGGATAGTGCGGAGTTCTCTAAGCCTCTCCTTATCCTTTTCAGTTTTACTATCCTTCTCCTCGATGGCCTCGATTTTCTTGTTAAGCGGTTCAATTGTGCTTGAGTAAAGAGACCGCTTTCTCTCATTGCGTCGTAGAAGTGCCTGTCTAAAGTCAGGGGAAATATCGCTAGATTCAATGACCGCCTTAGCCTCATCGAATTCTCCTCTAGTTTCAAGTTGTCCTGCTGCTTTTGAGGATTTAACTCTCCTGTCTAACTCCTGTGTATTTTCGACCCAATCGTTTGCCTCCTTCTCCGTTTTGAATCCGGCTCTGTATTGATTTCCTGTCTCTTCACCGACAACAATGAAGCCCTTGCTTGGCCTGCGAACCTCCTTGCGGGTGCCTGCATCTTCACCCCTTTCTCCATACGAGAATTGGCCTCTATCTGCAACAATCTTAACTGACTCTTGCGGGGCTCTTTGATCGGGATCAAGCGGGTCTGCGCGATCAAGTGATTCATCTGACAGTGAGAGAACAAGCTCATCTGTCGGAACATTATCAAGAGTTGCCGTTCTGTCTTGAGTCTGAATCTCTTCAATAGTCTTCCCAAGTGATAACGCTTCTCTCTGACCACGCTTAGTAAACTCCTTCTCTTCTCTTGCTCTATTTCTGGCTTTAAAGAAATCTTGACTTCCGCCAAGGGTTCCGCCGACAGCCCCACCTAATGCTGCTCCCAATATGGCTGAGTTGATCAGCTCGTCCGCCACTTCTGGAGATAGCTCGAAAAGTTTTTCAGGATCAGCCTGAACAATTTCAAGAGCTTGCTGACCAGCTTCTGTAAATCCTTCAATAGCTCCCGAGGTAACAGCGTTCTTTGCAAATATGGGGATGGCCTTAGTTGTCGATCCGGCTGCCCTAGACATGACCTTACCAACACCGGGGGCAGCCACATTAATCAAACTTTCTAATGCAGCCTGTCCACTGGCAGCTGCTGCGGCATCTCCAAGTCTTACGTCCTCAAGAGAAACGCCGTTCTCTTGCATTTGCCTCTCAACATTACCACCAACAAAAAATGGGAACGTGAAGAGAGCGCCACCAGCAGCACCGGCAACAGCAGCGGGAATAGCAGCAGGAGCAGCAGCAACAGCCGCACCACCAGCACCCAATGTACCAAGAAGATAGGGAGCACTTTGAGCCGCCCCTTCGTAGAGATAGGATGCGGCCTCTCCGACAGAACCAACATCTTTATACGAAGTTACAGTCGGTTGAAATCCGGATGCAGCCAAGCGATTAGCTTCAGCAGATTCCATTAAGCTCTTTTCAGTGTCAGCTAGCCCAAGACGGTTAGCGGCTGCTCCCAAGGCTGTTTGGAAGTCAGCTTGCATCCTATCAATGCCAGCAGCGAAAGGCCCTTGCTCGGGCACTTGAGGTTCGACAGGAGGTTGTTCAACCGGTTCTTCCTGTAAGCCCATTAGAGCTTGAGCAGTATCAGGTCTGAATTTTTCGAAGACACCCTGATTACTAACGATGTCCTGCAATTGAGATTGAGAAAGCTTAGAGAGGTCCATAACCCTATTATGCCATATTATTTAAGGGCTTGAGCCGCTCCTGCCGCAAGATTGGTTGGCTGAGCCATAAAGTTGAATTGCCTTAATAGCTCATCAATACCCTTCATCTCAGCAAGGATTTTTGTGCTTTGTCTCTGCTTTTCTTCGGGAGCTAGGCTGATGTTCTCTGAGATGTCATTCAAAGCGCTTCGTAAGTCGGTTTTTGCCTTCATCAGGGAAGTATAATTTTTCACTGCGTTGTCAACAGTTTTTGACCCAGCTCCAGATGCCTTGAGTTTAGCCTTAAGGGCTTCTCCTTGAAGCTTAACACGCTGTTCCTCAAGCCCCACCCTGTAGATATTGATGGCATCGTTGAACTTGCCGCTTCTATATGCCTCTCGTGCAGCAGCTCTTCTTTCCTGAGCGTTAACAAGACTTTTGGAAAATTCTCGTTGAGAAGCAGTCACTGATTTGAAAGACGGAAGAGAAGCCGCGGCTCCCCTACTGATATTTGTCAGGGCATTGCTGTTGGTTCCGGCGGCAATGTTAAAGCCAAGAGAAGCAAGAGCAATGCCCTTATCTCTCTCCATCATTTCTTCATTCCGATTTGTCATATCTTGAATGATACGATCATATTCAAGAGACGCATCCCCTCTATCAGAGGAGATACCCTTTAACTCAGAAAGTGCCTGAGTGAAGTAGTCAGTTGCCGTGGGGGCTGGAGTTGGGATGATGGAGGTTGGCCCCTGTGGGTCAGAAATTGGAGGTTCTCTAAATGCATCCGGATGCCTACCCGGCAGGGGTGGCAGGGTTGCAATTCCACTGGGGGTGTCGGCCTGTGCTCTTATTGTTGTTTGAGCTGGGGGAGTTTGTGCAAAGTTAAGAGCCTCAGAAACAGCTCTATTAGCTTTTTGTACATTGCGAGGCATATTGAGTGGGCTGTCATACAAGATGCTGCCCAATCCAGAAGCAGCGCTACCAAGTCCCTGAGCTGCTTTGGCTGGGTAGTATTGCCAACGAGGAGTGGCTTTAGGATCAAGGTACTGATCCAGAAATCCTCCGGCTCCTCCAGTTGTCTGTCTTCCGATCTGTGCTGGATGTCTGCTGTTTAACATATCCCAAGGGATACCACCGCCATTAGCATAACCAACTGGGCCGCCCTGAGCAAAATTAACCGGTGGTATACCGGCATTCTGCGGAGCTTGGCCTTGAGGAATAGTGGGTAGGCCACCGTTCATTGGGGTTGGGGCCTTTGGCATTCCAGATGGGAATGTACTATCTGGAAGAGACGGTGTTTGATTTAGAACGTCATCTAGAACAGAGGTTTGCGGGGCTTGCCCTGAAAACTCTTTACGCATTTCCGAACGTCTATCCAGCTCCGCCATAACGAGAAACGGCGGAACTTCCCCACTAGGACTACGCATCTGTTGATCAAGTTGATCATCAGAGAAATTCTTTAGAAGGTCGTGAGCTTTGAATAGGTTCATCCTAGTAATCCAGCTTGGCTAAGTCCACCTAGGCCCAATCCCAAACCAGCTAATTGACTAACGAAGTTAGGATTGTTCTGAGTGGTTACTGTTGAATTTGGACTAATCGGGACGCCCTGAAGGATTGAGCTGAGGAACTGCAACTGGCCCCTCTCATAATCACGCTGAGAGATGAAGTCTCCATATCCGATATCTGCAACTTGCTGATTAAAGGCTTGCTGCATGAGACCGGCATCATTAAGATTACTCAACCTCTGATATGCTAATTCCTGTGTTAGCCTTCCGAGATCACCCAACTGTCCAGCACCAGCCAGACCAAGCCTTGCAGCCTCCTGTTCTAATTGCGCTGCATACTGCCTCGATGCTTCAGTCGCCTTATTGGCCTCTAAAGCCTGTTGATCATAAAAACGAGAGGATGCGTCTGCCAGTTCTTGAGTTCTTAACCCTTGGGCATCAGCGAACTGATTAGCTACATCCTGATACTGGGTTCCCTGTTGACCCAGTTGCTCAAAGAACTGTCTTGATTGATCTTCAGCCGCTGTTCTTGCCAGTCCTTGCTGTGCTCCGAATTGACGCGAGGCATCACTAAGTTGTTGAACCTGAAGACCTCTGTTTTCATCTACGTTGAACTGCTCTCGTGCCTGAATATAAGCATTCTGGAGGGCCTGAGCTTCTGTGTCTCTTTGCTGTTCTCTAAATGTTCTTTGGTTAACAGCGTCTTCAACGAAGCGCCTAGACCCCCCGAACGCCCCTGCACGTACAGCGTCAGCTTGAGTTTGTTCCCTTAACTGCTGATAGTTTTCTGTTTCCCTGCGTTGCAATCTATCTAATACAGACTCAACATATGGATTCATATATTGCTCAGCTTGAGCAGCTCCGAATCTGTCTGCGGTAAATACCGTTGGATCATACAGGCCAGCCTGACCGTAACTTGTAGGGTCATATTGGGTTTGGTATGTTTGGGGATCGTAGGCGGTAGAGAAACCGGTTGGAGAGTATGTGCTTCCAAATAATGCTGGATTGTATTGTCCAGAACCGAAAGCAGCTTCAGTCCCAAATGCAGTTGCAGCAGCAGCGCTATCAACGGTTGGGTTGCCGTAAGCTGACAAGTCTCTTGTACCTGCAAAATACGCATTGGACTCTGGCGTGAAGTCTGCAAGGCGTTGCCCCCCGTATGGAACATACGGAGTATTTGAGGTGGCTTCAGCTCTCTCAGCTAACCTTTCATAGTATGGCTGAGCATATTCTGGTAGGTTAGTTTGAGTGACTGTACTATCTTGGCTTCCGCCGCCGCCGGCCATTAAATTTCCCTTTCAATAACGGTGTAGGCAACCTTAAAGCCGTACTTCTGACCAAGTTTAACCCAACCCCGTCTTCCTCCACATTCAATATGAGTACATTTATGAACTTGACCCCAACCCCTCATCTTTATGAACATCTCCTCCATCCATTCCTTAAACCGACTACCAGCCAGCAATTCTACGTAAAGAGACCTTCTTTCAACATAGTTTACAATTCTGACTGTAAATACTGCAAGTATTTTCTTTTCGTGTAGAACTACCCATAAACTTATTCTATCATTCAAAAGCTCATCCAACACGGAAATATTGCTAAATCTTCCACCTGAGATCTTTGTTGCCCTCTCAAGTATCGGAGTTATTTCTCCCCAAGTTTCGTTTAGCCTTTCGCGAGGAACTAGAGATATTTCCATTATACTGTTCCAAATTTAGGCGGTGATGCGGGGCTCCCTGTCTTTGCTTGTCTAATTTGCCCCATCATTTGATCTATTGCTGCAATGCCAGCATTAGTGTCTCCATCTCCTACATGTGAGACAACATCACTTGGTACTACATATTCTCCTGAAGACAGGCGCGCCGGTTCACGCCCATCGATGGTCGCAGGAATGCTGTCAGACACCCCGCTACCGGGGCCTATGACCCCCCCACCTTGACTTTCTGGAGATTCCATGCCAGAAAATGTGTCCATAAAATCGTCAAATGCTTCATCACCAAGAACCAGCCTAAGCATCTCAAGGTCCATTTGAGGATTCTCAGTCTGTCCTTGAATAGCCAGCAATGCTCTTTGCATGAGTTTGTCAACTGTCTCAGGTGCAACATCTTGAGGCTGTGCAAGCTGATCGGTCTGAGTGACTGGACCACCTTCCGCAAATCCACGAACTTGCCTAATTGAAACAAACTCAGGATCAAGACCCGGTCGATAATCCGGGGGGATATCAGCCGTTTCAAATTCCGCAAATGCCTCTTCTTCACCACGCCCAGAACTTCTTCGCCGTGTACTGCCACCATCATCCTGAAAAGCTTGACCAAGTAACGCTACACCGCCTACTGTCAGGAGTGGGTTTTCTTTAGCGAATGTTCCAACCTTTTTCAAAGCGCTTTGAGGATCTAAAATATCTCCTTGCGGGGCTTGAACATCTCCGGGTACATTTCCTAAATTGGAGGTGCTATCTAGATTTGTTAAGTCTGGGCTAGCCAAATCACCAACATCAGCTCCAGCAAAGTCTTGTCCAAGAGTAGTGTCCGTAGCAAATGGATCACTAAACTGTGGTCTGCCAAAATTTGTGACTTCTGCTTCAAATGGAGAGATGTTGCCGGGAACGCCTTGTGGGCTTGTTACATTTTGAGGCGCGAATCCCAGAGGTTGAGATGTCACCCCTTGAGGAGTTACAGAATCTCCGAAAACTCCCGGCAATCTACTGTCTGTAATTGGCTTAAAGCTTTCAGGGGGAGTTATCTGTAAATCGGTTGGAACCCTAGGACCGAACGGTGAGGTTTGTGACCCAAAGGGATCAACAAGATTTTCTGGCGTGGCAACTGAAATATTACCACCAACATCTATTGTACCGGGGCTTACTTGCTGCTGAAGGGATGGATCAAATATAGGATTGGTCGAACCTAGCGGCCCTTGAATGGGGTCTACTGCTCTTGGTCCAAGATTTTGTGGGAGGATTCTATCTTGGAACTTAAAATTAGTGAAGCTGTCAAGACCCTCGCCAACTTCGCCAGAAATATCTGGCAACGGTTCAAAACTTTGAGGTGGCTGCAACGGAGTTGGCTCCGGAACTGGAGGAGCATTTAACAGAGTATCGGTGAAGTTAGGGGGTAGTGATTCTCCACCCAATGGGGGAACATTTCCTGCCGTCAGAGATGGGTCTAGGGCTGGAGGTGGTTGCAAGGCCGGAAGCGGCTGAGCACCGGGAAGATTGCCTGCAATGTTGGATTGAATACCCTCTAACGAAGGTGGCGTTATTCCTTGCAATCCACCCACATTGGAGCTAACAGTTTGAAGACCTGTTGCGGGGTTTATCGGGGCTGCTTGAGATATGGGAGCTGCGGGTTGCAACGCTGCTTCAGGTAAGGTGGAGAGTTCCGGCAAGCCAGCAGTGAGTTCTGGTAGAGCGCTAGCGCCAGCTACTTCAGGTAGTGCAGCAGCACCAGCAACCTCAGGCAATGCTGCCCCAGCCACCTCAGGCAGTACCGCTGTAGATGCTGCAAGTTCTGGGATAGCCCCAGCGGCTAGCGGTCCAGTTGCAGCTAGTGGAGCTGTAGTTGCTGGTAGCCCGGCAAGCCCAGCTCCTAGTGTGCTGCCAGCAAGGGGGGCTGTAGTTGCGGCAGTTAACGCCGGCGCTCCTAAACCAGCCAATCCCGCTCCGCCTGCTAGGGGGGCTGCGGTCGCAGTAATAGCTGGTAGAGCGGCAGCTGTTCCAGCTCCGGCTGCGCCCGCTGCTGCCGGTAGGGCTGCTGCTGCTATTGGTGCTCCGGGCATTAGTTTTTCCTTGTATTCACGGGGTTGATACTGTTACAGTTCCGACTTGTCCAGTTCCAAAACTTCCTTGAGTGTAAGTAACACCGGCCAAAACTACCTTGAGGACACCATCATCGCCATAGAATATTGTGCCCACCTCCTTATTATACGCGTTTCCCGCTATTTGCGTTATTACAAGCTCTGTATTTCTACCTATGCCGGGGTTTCTAAAGATATTGAATTGTAGTTCAACTATTCTAATGACCTCATTTATATAGCTTTGGCTATATTCAACAGGGGCGCGAGGTAATCTAGCTGTGATGGCGGCAGGAAAATCCATCATGATTTTCCACCATCTGGCCTAATCCTCAACCTTGGAGAGCCAACTCTCCAACCAGTGCCAAGCTCCGCACTATCTACTTTAAAGATCATAGACCTACCCCTAACCCTAACATGGAGAAGGTTAGTATATTGCTCGATGGGAGAAGTTGCTGTCCTTGCAGCAATTTCCGGATCAGTCTCTGAATAAGATTCACCCGGCCAATCTTGTGAGATCACAGAGAATGTTGCTGTTGGGTTAGCATTCGTGGATGATCTAAAGGTCACGTCGGGTATGATTTTGTCGGCAAAAATAAACTCATCTCCATCGCCAATTTCCAGTGGAGATGACAGTATAAATGGGGACAACGGCACAGCCGGGGTTTGGGATGTGTCATCAAATCCCGTATCGTGGAAAAAGTAATTGTTGTTCTCATCCACAGCCCTTGGTCTATTACCAAAACTTGTATCAATCCAAGCAAGCCTTCCAATAGAACCGTAGTACCAAATATTATCTCTGTAGTTGTAAATGACATATCTGTCTGGAAGGGTTGAGGACTCAGACGGATAAAACCATATCACCTCATGGAATTGTCGATTAGTGCCAGCAACGACATTGAATTCATTATCGAAATTGATATCCAGAAAAACCTTATCCCAGACTGTGCAGGGAATAGGTTCAACTGAACCTCTGTAGGAATAGAAATTATCCCTACCCATCCAGTAAGTTGTATCATTTACTGTTACAGAAGCTGCTGGACCCCAAATAGATATGTTTGAAGAGACCGGCTTAATGCCGTAGAAGAACGGTGGGCCAATATACTGCATAGATGAGAGAGATGTGTCAGTAAATATTAATATTTCTGCTCTTGTCTCTAGCGCCGTTACAAAACGTGAGCCCGTTTGAATGCGGAGTTCCCCAGCAGAGTTTGTAATGTCTGGTACCCAAGTTATCATTCCCTCAGAATCAGACCATCTTACTAGAAGTCTGTCTTGATCTGAGGACCCTACAGGATTTGTTGCAAATGCTACAACATTTCTGGCATCTGACACCAAGACCTGAGCTGCTACAGTGGGGACACCACTATCCGCCCCAGAAAGAGTGGAGATTGCAACTGATGCAGTCCCACCGTTTTGATCCCAGAAATACAGAACTCCGTTACGAGGACAAGAAACCAAATCTTCGCCAAAGTTATCGTATGTCCAGTATCTTGGTATACCAGTTTGAACACTTGTGGAACCAGCTTCACCCCAACCAGTTGCGGTTGATTCAAAATATTTGAACGAAACAAAACTACCGCCGCCAGCTACTGTAGAGGTTGCGACTTGAGATGACTTAGCTGTTATTTCGTATGTGTTGGCAGTTGAGTTTGCAATCAAAAATGAGCCAGTCAAAAACTCCGGATCTATACCACCTATGGCAGCTGCATCGTCAAGAATGACATAATCACCATCTGAGGCTCCATGAAGGGTGTGATTAACAACAACCGTTCCGCTAGTATTTGTGGTGTCGAGGGGGTTATTAACTGTAGCGCTAAGACGGACTGCACTGCCTCCCCAAGGTCCTGACCCCCAACCTGTTCCAGACGTTCCTGAAGCCGTTCCGGTGTTAATTTGATATGTAGCAAGAACGCTTGCACCACCACCTGATGCCGTACTTGTTGCGGCAGTAGTGACTTCAATCTCATATGTATCGGAATCAATAAGAGTGGTTATTTGATGTTCGTCATTTAGTTCTGCTGCCGGGATACCATTAGTCGTTGCTGCACCAGAGAATGTGACAAAATCATTCATGATGGCACCATGAGAGACGTGAGTTACAGTTACTGTAGTGGAGGTATCTACTGTAGAAAAAGGATTAGATGCAAGGGCTACATTCTCTGTTCTGTTTGGGGTGATGTCTGTAAAGACTCCACCCTCTTCAGCATACAGTTTTAGGCTTGTGCCAAAAGCGGTTAAATCGCTGCCGTCAGTTGTCGTCCAAGAGAATAGATTTCTGCACAATCCCAAGAATGTATTGGATGTTACCTTCTGCCATCCACCAATAGTTTCCGGCTTTCCATTTCTGAATCTTATAAGATCACAGTCAAACCACCCGCCCTTATTGGAATAGCTTGTCCAATCTCTATTTATTCCGGGAGCAAAATCTAGCTTGAAATACTTCACTAGTCTCTCACCCTGAGTATCCACTTCCAATTTGCTGCTGTAATAGTTCTAACAGTAAAAGGTGTGTTGAAATCTAGAATATTAGGAAGAACACTACCAGCTATGATTACAACATTTGTTGTATCTACAATTATGTGATTTGATCTCGCTGCATTCCCTGCATCCCCTAAATTAGACATCAAAACTCTTTGACCTACAGTGTAATTATATTCTGTTGTAGTATTTTCCAGCCAGAGTTGAACATCCTCTGGCCTAGCTCCAAGGCCATGAGCTTGAGTGGTTTTAGTAGATATAGCGTAGGTTCCTAGATCATATTCAGTCCATGTCTCGCCAGCAGCTGTTGTCTGGGTTGTATTGTCGTTGAACCTAAGAGTTCCTACATTAGCAACTTCACCGTTCTGGAAATCCCATCGTGTAGCACTATGATCCCACGCTGCCCGTATCGTTGATCCGGAAATGAACTCCACATCATTTGCTTTACTTGCATGAGATTCTCCATAAAGGGTTAAGCCACCACCAAGTGAAGTAGTTGAACCACCGCTAAGATCGAGATTGCTGGTGGTAGACCCCCTGATAAGAGTATCAATACCACTTAATGCGTTTCCTTCAAAATCCCAAAGTCCTGCACTGTTGTCCCAAGACATGTTAATGATGCTACCAGTACGGAATTCCACATCATTAGCTTGGGAGCCATGTGTGGAGCCATACAGTTTTATATTAGAGCCAGTGTCAGTTGCGTTGCCACCAGAAATTTCCAAGAATGCAGTGTCAAGATTTCTATATATCAAGTCCTTACGCATTTGCAGGCCAACAGAGCCTGTTATGTCAGCAAATCTTGCGAAATCAACACCATCAACACAAAACGAAAGGAAGTCAGTTGTCCCTGTGTTTTCCCCGTACACACCAGTTCCATTTCCAGCACCGTCAGCGTCAACAGAAAATACTGGAGCAATAGCCGACCCTTGGTCATTCGCTTTGAATTGATGCCCGCTAGATGCCTCAATATGACCAGAGACCACAAGCTCATCAGCATCCAAGGTCATTCTTGCAACACCAGAACTGGCATACCAAGTATGGATATTTCCACTATCATCCCATAGATATACAAGACTGGCAGATGATTTTATGTCAAAATCCAAAGCCTTAGTTGCGTGAGATTCACCGTACATACTTACTGTAGCCCCGAGGGCTCCGGTACTACCGCCACTAACAGTTAATCCACCTGCTGTATCCCCCCGAACAAGATCATACAAATCGGTGTTAATAGCTCCAACTGTGATTTCTGAATCAGAAATCTGTAGCCTTTCGCTGGTGGCATTGTCATCAATTCCAGTAGATGTTAAAGCCCCGCATGTAAGAGCACCAACATTCGTAATTGCATTACTCTGGAAATCAAAGCTAGTGGTATTCCATTCAAGAATTACTGTGGAATCTTCTTTAAACTCTATATAGCTTGGCTTAGTGGCATGGGTGCTTCCGTATCCAACAAATCCACCGCCCAAATCAACGGCATTAGAGCCAAAAACTCCTAATGCTCCAGTTGTTGAGGTGACCCTAACGATCGGGTAGACTGAAGTGTCATTGGGTCCAAGCTGTAGGGAAGCATCTTCAATACCCAATCTCTTGGCAGATGCGTTATCATCAATACCGTTTGTAGTAAATGCGGAGGTTATCGTTAGTGTGCCGGAAACAGTCCAGTTACCAGTAATTGTTTCGGCGTCATCTACTTTAGCTTCATCACCATCAACTACTGCAAAGCAATCTGTTCCATCACAGAAAACTTCTCCAACTTTACCATTCTTGACGGCTACGCCAGTACCGCCAGATGTCTTAATAGTAAGATCGAAACCACCTGAGGTATTGTTTCTGACGATATAAGACTTTTCTACCGAAGGAATAACAATATTTCTTCCAGTCGTCAGAGTACCGCTGACATTGAGAATTTTCTTCCTTGCTTCGTCTGTAACGGCATTAAAGGATGTGAGAGTATAGTCAGTAGCGTCAGTGTGGGTGATAGTTGCAACACCACTGATCGCCTCTTCGAGAAGGACAAGATTGTCATCAGTGGTTCTTCCCCAAGTCCCACTTTGCTCCCCATCCCCGAGATTTTCGATTCTCAATCTAGTAGAGAATGTGCTTACCACTGTCTTTTCCTATTCTATTTCCTATAATTATATAACAACTAGTCTTTTCGTAGAGTTATACTCTTCAAGAAGTGTACAGCAGACCCTGTTGCTGTGGGATTTCTCATCAGTACACCAACTTTTTGTGATGTTTCACCGGGTGTAAAGCTGAGAATAAAGCTCTGATCAGAAGCACTATTTCCAACTAGTTGGTTTAGATTGTTTGTTTCGCCAACATCATCATTAATATTAAGCTCAAAAACCGCCGTGCCCGATGGACAATTTACCGTAAAAAGGATTTCAGAGTGAACACCGACAGAGAACCCAGCAACTACAATACTTGCCCCCGCAAATACAGCATCATCTGTCAGTGTAAGAGCGTCTTCAACAGCATCATAACCCAACGATGCATTGCCTTCAGTCCAAGTGCCTGTTGTATCAGTCGTGAAATCATCATCAAGTATGATAGTACCTTGAAAGGTATCCGTGGTGACTGTCCACGTATCTCCCTGAGTTCTACCGACAAGAACATCAGCAGTGTGAACTGTCAGTTCCATGTCTCCAGTTGTCAACCGTAACTGCATTGACTCTCCAGCAAACATGACAGCATCATCCGAAGTCCAATCAACCAAAACTCCGGTATCGTCATCAACTGCATTTGATTTTATGCGAAATTCAACGGTCGACCCAGAAACGCCAACCGCAAGGCCAGAAGCTGGAATGCTGCCCGGTGTAATTAGGTTTGATCTTACAACCGTTTCTTCTGCCGCTCCAGTTACATCTGTGAAAAGACCGGTAAAACTAACACTGTCATTAAATCTTGGAGCTGTCGTTGCGTCTGTATAAGTGTTTCCCTCAGAACCCGGAACCAAGTTTGTTGAATCTAAGCGTCCACCAGATTTAGGCTGGAAGGCTGCTATGACCTCTTGGATGTTTTTAAAACCAGTAAAGCTCGGACCAGCAAAAAGCTCATCGTAGCTATCAGCTTGACCTGTGGTTGCGGGGTCAATATCAACATTATTCTGAATACGATCGGAACTGTTAAAACTAGAATGACCCGGACTAACGTTATCGGCAATGACATTTCCAAAGACAGTATGTCCCATGGATTGTAGGGTCCGAATGAACGGATAGGCACTAGGGCTTGTATCCCAATCAGTATTTATTACAACAGTGTTGTTGGCAATTGTAGAATTTGCGGAGTTGTAGATAGTAATTCCGTGACTAATTGCAGTTACAACAAGATTATCAACACACTCTACAGTGTAGTTGTTAAGAAATATGTCTTCTAGAAAAATGCCTTGGTAAACGTGTTTAGTCGGTATATTGTCGAATCTTCCGGCGTAGTGGACATTCCCATTGATTTTTAGTCCGGTAATGTTCGTTGCGGGCAATGGTTGGAAAAAATCACCGTGATTTGAATCCGCGGGGCTTGACAGGGGGGAGTGTGAAATATTTCTTGAATAACTGCTATTATCTATATCTCCACCGGGAACAATAGCGTCTGCCCCCCAGTCATAAAAAACATTATCTTCTATAGTGAATGGTCCACCCGGCATATTGTAAAGACGCCAAGAACCCCTCATCGTGCAATTTGTTATTGTTACATTGGAGACTAGGGTATTCCCGTCCGAACCAAATATTCCCCTCCAAGTGTAAGAGATAATGTTTGCCGGATAACCAAACACTTGAACAAGCTCTAAAAGATTAGAGGCAATGTCACAGTCATCAAATGTTACATCGTCATTAGTGTCACGCCATAGCCATGCAGCACCATTGGCATTGTCCACGCCAAGTTCGAATGGAAAATACATGTCAATGCTTTGAAAGCGAACACTGGTTAATGCGGTATTTTGTACTGATCCACTTGATACAATTCTAGCTTTATTATCTGGGTCTGCCGATGCTATTGTCCACAATGAGGTGTGAGCGCCATTCCACCACAGTTCAGTCCACGTGTAACTTCGACCATACCTGAACTCCATAGATTTCCCACTACGGGTAGCTACGGATATTGCAGCAACAGTGTCAGCCTCCGCATCACTTGATACTGTATAAACATTAGCTCTTGTTGGAATAACTAAAGTAAACTGGTCACTAGTTCCAAAGGCATTTGAGGCAGTACATCCCGTCCAAGTGTATACGGCATCGGTTACTAGTGCTTTGGCTCTAATTCCATCACCGCTTACTTCAAAGTGATCTCCACCTACGGTTCTCGTGCCCAAAATTAGGGATGTTGGAATTCCTCCAGAATGCCACAACGCGCGATTTGCAAAGCCTGCCTGTGCTGGAACAGATGCATCATTTAATTGACCAAAACCCCCCGCCAATATCTGATCTCCAACATGTGGTTTTGTTGATGATCGGTCAGCTTGAGTGGGTCTAGTTGGGCTGAAGAATCCCATTATTTAAGCATCCAAGAATGTGCCAGTTACAGTTATGGCGCTATCCAATATAGTTCCTTCACTGTGTGCATCATTCCAGCCTTCAGATGTGTTACCATCCCGCTCATCAGCAGTCATTAAGCCGCCTAGTTTGACCGTTGCTGATCCAACAGTATCTAAGTCTGGTGGTGTCCCACTGTTATACAATGTTGCGGCGCTAAAGGTAGCGGCTCGATCAAGAATTACGTCAGCAACTTCGCCATCGATCTGGCGTCCATTGGCTGATCTATTAAACAACATTGGAGAAGCAGACCTAAGCGTTCCAGTGCCTGCGGTGATAGTTGAAACATTCGCATTCATCGTAACATTGACACCATCAATTTTGATCTCAAGAGACGGAACGCCAAGATCAACTTGGATAAATAGATGGTATTGAGTTCCCGTTGAAAACTCTACGTTTGTGCTTTGAGAGCTGTAAACTGTTGCACTGGCGCTATCCTTAATCTGAACGTCTAGCTTCCCACCACCATTAGAGAAAACTAAACACCCACCAGAGCTGTCACAGTCCAAAAATCTGGCACCGTTGATCGTATCTGTTGTTAAATCAAACCAGATTGAAAATGTAAGCGCAGCAGAATTGGCAAACGTGCTGTCGAGTGCAATATCAGCACCATCAACCCCACTTGCTGAATTTGTGTCAATAAGATTCTGCGTATAGCCAGTCGTGACTGGGCCACCTACCCCCAACAAAGATAGATTGCTCATTAGACAGCACTCTTGAAGCCAACCATGGAACAGTACATTGTAGTTGTTGCAGCCCCAGCATCAAAATTCCATGCTGTGTTTGCTGTACCGGCTACAGGAACTGGAAGAGGAACAATTGCACCACCATTTGCGGGTACAGGTATTGTTAACTTTGTAGTGGCACCATCCTTGATCTCACAGAATGTGTTTCCAGCTGATGTGTTGGTAAGCATAACTGCTGTCAGGTAGGTTTTCACGCCTGCCCCCTGAGCTGTAATGCAAGCTGTCGATGCCCCGTCAGTGTTTGATGCATTGCCGCTAACAAGATCTTCGAGTCCGCAGTGAGGCCGCGTGATTAGAACACCATCAATTCCTGCAAACAGATCGGTCCTGTCATCGTCTGACACTGCTGTCTGACTGGATATCCCAGTAATAGCTTTAGCGCCAATCTTAACTGGTTCACCACTGTCAACTGCACTATGAGCAACTTGAGCAATAGGATCAATAACTGTACCAGCATCTGTTACTTGTTTTACATGAAGCCCCTGAGCATCAACAGGAGCAATTCCAGCATTCAAGCTTGGATCACCAATAACAACAACCTGTCGGTGATTCCCGCTGGTTGCCTCTGTTCTTGTATCAATGTTTGTTCCGGTTCCTGCAGTGACGGCAACCGCTGAGTCTGCCATATCGTTTCCTTAAGATGAGTATGTTAAAGCTAGGAGCAACCCAATGGGGTTGCCAACACCCGGAGTGGGGCCGGGTCCAGACGAGCCCTTAGCTCCAGTAAGAGTTAAGAGAAGGTCCATTTATCACCCCTCCACAAGACAATTAACTTTTGTTGCAACACCAGAATCAATAGTACAGTGTAAATCAGTCTTAAAAAGTATTCCGTCACTAACAACTTCTAGCGAAGAATCTTGATTGTTTGTGTTCACAGCAAGCTGCAAAAGTATTGATCCAGACGCTCCACCGTCTCTAAAAGTTAGATTGCCACTTGAATTTCCGCCTGTCCAGATTACCCCCCGAAGCCGACACCTTGTTCCGTGTACAGTTCCAGTAGCAGTAACTGATTCTGATCGAAGGTCGCGAGCACCCATTTATTCAATCCTTATAATTGCATTAGTAGAGTCTGCTGTTGGGAATTGAACTATAAAATCTGAAGCAGAAGATGATCTATCAAGTCCAAAGTCTAAAACTATTACAGCCCTATTTGATTTACTTGAGTTGTATATTAGTGCACCTCTGGCAGTTATAGTTGAAGCAGACCAAGTTGTATCTGCAAAATCCCCAAAAGCTATTACGCCAGCAGAAGTCGGAGTTACGTTCGTTAGGGTATTTCCACCAGCTGTATATCCAGTACCAGAAACTTCATCTGTGGCACTATAAACAGTTGTTGATGCCCCAAGAGTTGCTGAGGAGGTGTAAAGCGCAATTTTGAATGTATCCCCGGAACCATTTGTGAAATCATGGGTTGCCGTTAGACATTCAACTTTAAATGATGTGCAGAGTGCTTGGGAGATCGCCACTATGAATTCTCCAAATAAAATGCAGCTAATCTTAAGGTGTCTGGATTATCAGAAAATAACCCTAATCCAGCATTGCATTTAAAACACAGCAAACCGCGAACGTTTTTAGTTTCGTGACAATGGTCAATAGCAAATCTCTGTGTCCTAGAATTCCTAGGATCACTTGAACTACAAATTTTACAACTTTTATTCTGATTTAAAAGCATGTTTTCATAATCTTCTGGGCTAATACCATACTGTGATTTTAGCTTACTTTTCCGCTCAATATCTTTTTGTGATTTACAATTGTTCTTTTTCTTCTCTCGAAATTTTTCCCTAGAACAAGATTTGCAACATGAAAGAAAGCTTCCTGTTCTTGGACCGGTCTTTCTCACACTCCAATCTCCACCTCCAACAAAGGTTTTGCATTGAGGGCATTTTCTAAGGTCTTCGACTATTGCCATAGAGGAATTTTACCACAAATCATTATATGCTCTCTATCTGAGTGTAGTATTCATCAAATGCGGGGCGATCTGCACCAAGCTTCCTGAGATCAGCAAGAGCTGATTGGAACTGGGCTTCATACATCTGCATAACCTCAGCATTACCCTTCATAAACCTGTATCCTTCTGTTATAGTTCCATATAGAAGGGCATTTTCAGCATTGTCCCCGATCCAAGTTGTTGATGCGGTCACAATGGAAGTGGGCAATCTGTAGTATGAGATTTCTGTTGTGTAGGCAGCGTCAGGTATTGGGCCAACTAGGAAGGTTGACTCATCTCTTGAGGCATAATATCTCGGCCTTC